CGTATTTGCGATGGCGAGTTGGCTTTTGTCGCTAAAGATGCTGAAACGAAACGTTCTATTATGATAGAACCTACCCTTAACACTTTTGTGCAAAAAGGGATAGGAACTTTCTTGAAAGAGCGCTTATCATTGTTCGGGGTTGATCTTCATGATCAATCCATTAACAAACACAGAGCCCGTGTAGGGTCTCTGTACGGTGGTTTAGCTACCGTGGACATGGTTTCAGCTTCAGATAATATACCGTTCTCACTTGTTTTTGACCTCTTACCTGAAGATTGGTTTGAGTTATTGAACAAGTGGCGGACTGGTACGGTTATTTATAAGAAAAAGGAGTTACAGTTTTCATTAAATAAGTTTACCTCTATGGGTAATGCTTATAATTTTGAACTGCAATCCCTTATATTCTTTGCCGTATCGTCAGCTTTGGCGGATTATCTAGAAATCCCGTCAGACATAACAGTATACGGAGATGACTTAGTCATTCCCAGTACCCTGTTTTTACCTTTAATAGACCTCTTTAAAGTTCTAAATTTTCATGTTAATGAAAAGAAGAGTTTTAGTGAAGGTCCTTTTCGGGAGTCTTGCGGAGGAGATTTCTTAAGCGGCTTTGATATAAGACCGTTCTATGTGAAAGATCGATGGACCGACGCTCGGGTTTTTGGATTTATGAACCATATTATCCGGCGTGGGTTAATGTCTAGATTTTTTCTTGACAAGTGTGCTTCTTTTGTCAATCCGCACCATATTTTATATGGTCCGGATGGATTTGGAGACACCCATCTATTACCTTACAAAGAACTTTTCCAACCTGAGTTGCTTCCTTATAAACGTAATGACGGCTGGTGTGGATATTATTTTAAAACCCACAACCAGAAGCCACGCCGCTTTAAAAGTGAAGCTCCGATAGGTGATTGTCTTTTACCTTACTATAAGGCTTATTTAGCTGAAAGTAGAGTATCTAACGATCAATGCTCCGATGACATTTACATGATCAGAGGATCATCTGGAAAGTCTAGAATTATCAAAATCTAC